CCATGTTTTTCGTCGTCGACCGCTACCGCAGGTCTAGTCAATATTATCTTATCGCAGTCTCCGTTCCTTAGGGACTTGATCGCGGCTAGCATCGCCAAGTATGTCTTGCCGGTGCCCGCGGGTCCGGATACAACTACGATGTCTAAGTCTCTGTCGATTAGTGATAGGATGTATTTTTCTTGATTGACTGACTGCGGTAGCAGTTCTATCGGTTTACGCTGTCGTTTATAATTTTCTTGATTAAAATCTATTGTGTTAGATTCTTTTATACTGAAGTGATTTTTTTGGTAATTTTGCATGTTTCTGTTTTGTTCTTTACGTAAAGCACCTGTTTTTCTCTTGCTCAATTTGTATCTCCTTTAAAAAATACAGTCTATAATATTTAAAATAAAAAACAAACGTTAATTGTGTATGTAAATGCGTAGCAAATCTTGATAAATATAAAATCATTGCCTCATAGTTCCTATCTAATATCCCGATAAGTTGATAAATACTATATGACCAAAATAGCAGACAAATGGTTTAGTGACGTTGATTTCGTAAGTATCGCTGATACTATTAAGGGCATCATGACAAGTGATGGTTCAATGTCTACTTTACTTGACTTTGAGCGCGTCCTAGATCAATGTAACTTATATGCTTTTAAGAATTGGTTAAAGGGTGAACTTGTACAGGGACCGGATCCTACTCCATATGAAGTATCATGCGTTTTCATGTGGCCTGAAAAATTAATGCCTGATTTAAAAGCCGCCAAAAGACTTAAAAAAGTAGGTATTAAATTAAAGGGTGTCAAAAAGGATCTTGAAGTACCTATCGAAGTCAAAAACCCAGATGATTTTATACAGGGCACCAATTATCCTAAAAGTATAAAACGTAAAGTTGTATTAATAAAAATTACTATACCCAAAGAACTCATGGATGATATTAAAGAGGGTTCAGTAGAATTAGCAAACGCTACTATTAATACAGAAGACCTTGACGATGCATATGATGAAGATTTAGATAAAGAATCATCAATGACTCAGGATCAACAAAACCCACAAGGTTAAGGTTATGAATCAATTAATAAAAGAAGGTTTGGATTATCACGATTTTAAAGGACAGATAAATCCAGTTGTCTCTATAGACGAATACTCTGCAAAGATGGGCGATGATAGTGATATTGTAACCATTACTTTCATAACCAACAGTAAATTATCAGCAGAAGATTTAGTTAGTTGGCTTGAATTAGGTTATGATTTTATATTAGATGCGAGTGTAAGTGAAGGTGAATTAAGTCAGGGAAAATGGTTAGTATTTGTTGAGATGAACCGTAGAAGTAATGTACCTAATAAACTTATAGAAATATTAGAAGATTTAGAAACGCTAACCGGCAAACCAGTTGACAGTTACAAAATTAAAATTGATGATAAATTATATGCTGCTGATAAAGATGAAATTAAATCTAAAATGATTTTAACTCCTGCTGATTATAAAGTTAACAAAGAAGGTGACGAAGAGTTAAATGATTATAGAGAAATTGCAGGATTGCCAAGTAAAAATATTTATAATAAAGACACACTTGATGAAGAAATAAGAAAGTATATAACTAACGCAGGCCTCTGATATGAATTTCATGAAAAATTTAAAAACAATGCTTGCTGATAGTGATGATATCAGTGCATTATCTTCAAAAAGAGTAATAGCCTTATTAGCATTTATTTGTTGCATGATTGGGTTTTTCGTAGACCTTTTTACTGACTATCAAATCACACAATCAATCTTTGATAGCATGATGTGGATCGTAATTTCTGGTTTAGGATTTACTGGCCTTGAAAAATTTGCAGGTAAATTTTCAGTACAACCTAAAGTAGAAAACCAAAATATTGGTTGACAGTAACTTAATATTATACTAAAATAAAGCATGGACCATTATTCTGTATTGGGCGTAACCAAGACAGCCACGCCCGATGAGATCAAAAAAGCATATCGTAAATTAGCCAGTCAGCATCACCCTGACAAAGGCGGCGACACCAATAAATTTCAAGAAATACAAACAGCTTACGATACATTAAGCGATCCACAAAAACGACAACAATATGATAATCCTACCCCGCAGGGATTCCAGGGATTCCAACAAGGTCCCGGTAATTTTCAATGGAACGTTCATGGGATGGACCTTAATGATATATTTGGCCAAATGTTTGGGCAGGCGCATCCTGGAACGCGCAGACCCGGTAACCAAATGTTACGTACAACAATTAATGTTAGTTTAATGGAATCTTATCATGGCGCAACTAAAATTTTAGAACTTAATACACCTGCAGGAAAAAAGATATTAGAAGTACGTGTTCCAAAAGGAATTAAAAGCCACGATCAATTACGTTATGATAATGTAATAGAACATACTATATTACTTGTGGAATTTATGGTATTACCCGATTTAAAATTTACAAGACAGGACAACGATTTGTTTTGTAATCAGTCAATTAGTGTTTTAGACTTAATTGTTGGAACTACGATTCCATTTACATCTATTGATGGTAAAGAATTACAGGTAACTATTAAACCCAAAACACAACCCTATATGCAAGTTAAACTATTAGGCAAAGGAATGCCTATTGCTAATAGTGATAGATACGGAGACCAATACATCTTGATTAAACCATTTATTCCTGATAATATACATGAAGATATTGTTACGAGTATTTTACAGAATCGTCCAAACTAAATAAGAGAGAATATGAATAATTCACCTGAAATTGAAAATATTATTGAACAATCAATTGCTATTGCCAAAGAGAATAAGCACCAATATGTAACTGTAGAGCATCTACTGTTGTCGTTAGTTTCTTATCAACCATTTAAGAAATGTTTGAACAGTTTTGGTTGCGAAGTAGATTTGATGATTAGCGAAATTCAGGCTTATATTATAAGTTTGAAGGCTATTCAAAATAAAGAAGAAACTGCACCCAAAAAGACTAATAGCCTTGAGCGTGTGATGAATCGTAGCGTAACACAAGTATTGTTTACTGGTCGTCGACAAGTTACTACAATTGACTTGTACCTGAGTATTATCGCTGAAGGTAACAGCCATGCACATTATTTCTTGTTGAAGTATGGTGTACATAAGCAAGAGTTTTTACCCCACTGGCAAAAACATTACAAGGGCGGACAATTCGCTACTAATCTTACGGAGACTCAGGCTGATGAGATTCTTGAAGAATATACTACCAATTTGACTACACTTGCAAGACAAGACAAACTTGAACCCGTGATCGGTCGTCACAAAGAGATTGACGATATCATAAACGTGCTTGCTAAACGTTTCAAAAGCAACGTATTGATGGTCGGTGACCCGGGCGTTGGTAAGACTGCTATTGCTGAGGGTATTGCCCGTGCTATTGTAAATGATGAAGTGCCCAAATTTTTAAAAGGGCATGAGTTATATAGTCTTGAAATAGGTAGTTTGCTTGCAGGAAGTCGTTATCGCGGTGACTTTGAAGAGAAAGTCAAGCAAGTACTTGAAGCATTGAATACCAAGAAAAAGTCTATATTGTTTATTGACGAAGCACACATGATGCAGAATGCAGGTAGTGCCAATAATGGCAGTGTTGACTTTGCTAATATGATCAAGCCTGCAATCACTAAGGGTACACTTAAGGTTATTGCTTCAACTACTTGGGAAGATTTCTATGAAAGTTTTGAGAAGGATCGTGCCTTAATGAGACGATTTTATAAGGTTAGTGTGGATGAACCTAGTACTGATACAACCATTAGAATCTTGCGTGGTCTAAGCACTAGACTCAACGATTTTCACGATGTTGTAATTAGTGAAGATGCTATTACTTCATCTGTTGAAATGGCTGACAGATATATCAGTGATCGTAAGAATCCTGATAAGAGCATTGACTTGCTTGATGCTGCCTGTGCGAAACAAAAGGTTCTTGAAAATAAGGGCGCTGATATTACAAAAGAACTTATTTTTGAGCAAGTAGAAAAGTTCACAGGAGTACCTGCCGATAAACTCAAGGGTAATAATCTAGAGAAAATCACCAATCTTGAAATTAATGTCAAAGACAAACTATATGGACAGGACGAGGCTGTAAGTGAAGTACTTGATAGAATTTATGTTTCGTTTGCAGGTATTAACAACGAGACAAAGCCAATCGCAAGTTTCTTGTTCTTAGGCCCAACCGGCACTGGCAAGACAGAACTCGCAAGGTTGTTAAGTAAAAATCTTGATATGCCATTATTGAAATATGACATGAGTGAGTATAGCGAGAAGCATACTGTCAGTTCATTGATCGGTCCTCCTCCGGGCTATGTTGGATTCAGCGATAGTCAAGTACAAGGCGGCAGACTGATTAGTGACCTTAGCAAGAATGCACATGCAATTTTATTGTTTGACGAAGTTGAAAAGGCACATCCAGATATCTTCAATATCTTCTTGCAGATTCTTGATGAGGGTCGCATCACTGGTAGCAACGGTAAACAAGTCAGTTGTAAGAATTGCGTTATCATTCTTACTAGTAACTTAGGTAGTGCTGACGGTGAACGCAACAACATCGGTTTCGGTGATCTACAAAAGACTGGTGAAGATGATAAGGCGTTCAAGGACTTCTTTAAGCCAGAATTCAGAAATCGTCTGGATAAAATTTGTAAGTTCAAGAAATTGGACATGCTTTCAATCAAGAAGATTGTTGTCAAGTTTACAGAAGATGTCAAGAAGGCATTGCTTGAGAAGCACAACATCACTCTTAACTTAAGCGAGCCAGTTGTTGAATATCTCGCTGAGAAGGGTTATGACAGTAAGATGGGTGCAAGACCTCTTGCACGTAAGATTGACGAATTAATTCGTGTTCCATTGTCAAAGAAGATTCTCTTTGAAAAGATTAATAATGCTAGCATAATGGTTGTGATTGAGAACAATAATGTCGTATTCAATGTTAGTCAAAAGGCGACTGCTATGATTGGTGAAGATGGAATCATTCAAGTTGAAAGTTGAAAAACGTAACAAACTGTATTTCAGTAAGTTTAAATATAGGGCAGTATGTTTTATACAAGGTGCTGCCTATACCTATTATACCTACGATTTAGAAACTTTCGTTTCGCGTATGGAAAAATTTCGTGATAATAAGCCCAGATATGGAGTAAGAATACTCAAAGATGACTGGCAAGAATATTGGGATGAAGTTAATTTGGATAGCATAAGTCAGTTGATTACTTGGCGTAATGTAGTTAATAAGGAAAAATGCTTGATACGCATTCAGGGCGATAATGTCAGTTTTTTTAGTAATGATCTACCATTACTTCAAACACTAGACAGCATTGACCCTAAAGTACAATTTACACAAGTAGAGTGCTTTAGTCCAAATTACATGTATTTTAAGAAAGAACCTAAATATAAGTATCGTACCTACTTTAAAGGTAAGCGTATGCCCAAAGACTTCAGCGATAATATACTTACATTACAGGGTATGTATAGTTCATTAAACTTTAGCAAGGCTATTTTTTCATCGTTATTTCATAATAATTGGCATCCCTATAGATATATGCATGGATCATACTTTGTAGAGTATAATGACGATAAAATGCTAACTATACTTGCTATGTGGTTTCCTGATATGCTGGCCAAAACTTATGTTTTAGCCAAAGAACCGTAAAACTGATAAATACTCTAATAATATTGGAGTATTTATGGCTAAGATAGTTGAAGATGTTGTAGTCATCAAATTTAGTAAAATCGTTAAAGAAAGCGAAAAGGGTTCTGCAAATATTGCCGGGCCAGACGTTCAACAGGCTTTAGAACAAGTAGCACAAGAACTTGTGGGCGAAGGAATCATTGTTGAGGTCGTAAAGCCACAATGAGCCAGCAAACTACACTAATTCTATTTCCTCAAACCACATACGATGGTGGCGGCACAGCAAACGTTTATTCTTTAACCGGTAATGCGCAACCTGCAGCAGCCTATTATCTAGGTAATCAAGACTTACAAACTATTAATTTAAAGACAACTAACTTCACCGGTAATTTAGTAATTGAGGCCACATTATCAGCAAACAAACTTACAAACGAGTATTTTGAAGTTTATAGATTAGATAACAGTGCTAATGCTAATTTAAGTATGTACACAAACATAGATGGTAACTTTGTTTATATGAGAGCAAAGATTGAAGATTTCCAACAAGGAATCGTTAATTTTATTAAAATGAGTTATTGATATGATATTGTTAGAAGGTGGTAATATTTGGCCTGATGTTGAAACTAACTGGGACCCTATTACGGTCGGTAAACCTCTTGCGGCTGCAACTCAAAAGTTTATTAATCCACTAAAAACTAAATTACACCTAATAGGTTCCGTTTACAAACCTAGACTTGATAAAGACGGAAAAGTAGTACAATCAAATGATCTTGATTGTATGGTTGAATTACAAGATTTGATGAGTGTGTTTGGAACACTAGATGCCAAAACAACTAGAAAAGCGTTAAATGATTTCTTTCAAAAACAAGGGATACAAACAAAACAAGCAGGGGTAACTGTTCATACAAGAATACCCATGAACGGAAAATTTTATCAATCAGATATTAAAGTTATACCTAATGCTGCTAAAGTAGCACAATTTCATAGGCATGATATTCCGCAAGGCAGTCCATACAAGGGTGTAAACAAGCAGCTAGTGATTAATGCATTAGCAACTAGTCAAGGAATGTTGTGGAGCCCAGATGAAGGTTTATATCGCAGGGATGCTGCAGGTAAAAAAGCAGATTTGATCTCTGACGATTTAGATACAATTGCAAAAGCATTATTAGGCCCAACCGCAACTGCTAATGATTTAGGTAGTTTAGAATCTATAATGAATAAAATTCCTAGCGAAAAACGTAGGAATGAAATCATGGATATGGCGCGCAGTGGTCATAGTTGGATAGAACCAACCACTACATTAGAACAAAGAAAAATTGAACTATCTCCTGCGGACATGAGTGCTAGTGCCGAACGATTTGTATCAAGATCCGCATATCCTAAAAACACACTACCACCTTATAAATTTGATTACTATGCCTTGGATAGTTATACAAAACGAATGGTAGATCGTTATATGTATTTTGGTCAAGAACCCCCAAAAGAAATAAAAAATAAAATTATTAATTATGCAAACTTGGCAAAAAAACAGTTTGATGCCAGTGACGCAATAGAAAAGAAAATGTGGGCAGACTATGACAAAACAATGGCAGGTCGTAGAGCTGCTGCAAAAAATGCACCGCCTGTACAAAAAACAGTAGGTACTCTTGGTAAATTAGGCAAGTTAGGTAAAGTGGGAGCAGCACTAGGCGCAGGCGCCGCGCTTGCAAAAACTGCCTATGATAATTTAGACATTAGCCAAGTAAAAGATTTTTTAGGTATAGACCAATCACAAGATCAGGAAATTAAAGAAGCAGAAGCACAAGATGTTGGTCGTAAGTACCAACACATTGAAGATTTAGTATTAAGTCATGGTAGTCATGGTGGACTACACGCAGTTGAAAGATTACGTGATATGGCAACTACTGGTGGTACTATTGAATTGAAATGGGACGGTATGCCTGTAGTATATTGGGGTCGTGATGAAGAAGGTAACTTCATGATGATTCCAAAGAATGCCTGGGCTTACTTGAAGCGTGGTCAAACACAAACAAAGAGTGGTGCACCAACATTAACTAAGTCACCGCAAGATGTTGCTAAATTCATTATGGGAACTGGTAGCGGTGACCCCAAAGAACGTGCAAAGTTTGCAAAACAATTTGCAGTACTTTGGCCATACTTTGAAAAGATCAGCCCAAAGCAAGGATTTATTGAAGGCGGATTATTATTCTATCCAGGTACTAAACCAGATGGTCAAAGTGCTATGCCTGTACTCAATAAAGAAACAAACACATATGACTTTCAACCAAACATTACACAGTTTCATATACCTGCTGACAGTGATTTAGGTAAGAAAATATCAAGAGCGAAGGTAGGTGTTGCTGCTACAGGTTATTATCCAACTTTAGGATCAAGTGATGAAAGTAGATTTCCTGAAGCAAGTAATTTAAGCACGCCTGATGTCATGGTACAGGGAACTACATTTGTACAAGATCCTGTAAAAATCAATACTAAAATGCTTGATAGTGTAGAAAAATTCATACAAACCCATGCACAAAAAATTGACAATTATTTAAAACCTAAACCTGGACTAAGCAAACCAGCCGGAGAGTTATACACATATCTCAATCAGCATTTACGTACAACAGGTCTAGCCAATGATTTCCCGGCATGGGCCGAGACTAATCTAAGTGCTAAAAAGGCTGAGGCTATGTTGAATGATAGACAAGGATTAATTGCAACGCTTGGTGCGATTGAAGCGATTACAAAACAAAAAACTGAACTTATTAATCAATTAAGTAAACAAAGTCACGGCGGTATACGTCAAACGAAACCAGAAGGTTATGCTCAAGCACATCCAGGGCGTAAATTCAAATATGATATACCCGGACAGTTCATAAAAGCAATTGATCAGCCAACTTGGAGTCCTAAGGCTAGCGCAGTAAGAGAAGCAAAGCAAGTAGGCAAAAAGGCAGTGCTTGGTTGGGGTCGTGGCATGGGTCACACAGGTCATGATGCGTTAGTTACATCTGTTATACATCAAGCAGAAAGTACGGGTGCAAGTCCATTCTTTATCGTATCACGTAGTTTCGGTAAAGATGATCCTATACCACCTGAAATGAAACTATCAATGTATCAAAAGAAATTTCCTAAATACAAAAATATTTTTAGTTTGCCAACAGCAGATAAGCCAACACTTAATGATGTATTAACAGATTTAGGTAGTAAGGGTTACAAAGATGTTGCGTTAGTTGTAGGTGCAGATCAAAAAGATGCGTTTGGATATTTACTAAAGCCGGCAAAGAGTACAGGTGTTGAACCATATAAGTCATTTGGACTAGATAGTTTATCTGTGATGAGTAGACAAGACACTAAGGCACCGGGTAGTGATATTGACAGTAAAGATTACCATGAAGGTCCAAGAGCGACACCGATGCGTCAAGTTTTATTAGATCCTAGCAAGAATGAACAAGAACAGTTTAGTGTATGGCGTCAGGCTATGAGTCCTTCATTATCGGATGAGGAAGTTTTAAACATGATGAATATTGCAAAAGATAATTTACAGAAATTTACAAGTGAAAAACCAAAAGGTCGCAAGTTAAAAGAAGCATTAGAAAAAATAAAGTTATTATTACCTGAGGCTACTATTGAAGAGCAAAAAGTTTTACTTGACAAATTAGTAGAAGTAAAAAAACAATTAGAAATAGAAGAGGCAGTTAATCCCGCACAACAAGCAGCAATTGCTATAAACATGAAAGAAAAAGGTCAAAAACCAAAAAAGAAAGTTAAAGAATCAGCGGACTATTTGCCCGAATCATGAACCCTATAAAATATTTTAAAGACGGCATGTACGGCAGAGCCCTTTATTTTGATAAAACGGTAAACTTTTTAACAATTGAAGATTCAGAAGAGAATTTAAAGCGTAACAGTGAATCTCAACCGACCGATTGGATTTATAGAACACAATCCATCACTTATCAGTATAATTCAAATGGACATAGATGTATAAACATAGATGAGTTACCGGAAGATTATATTTTATTTACCGGTTGCAGTCATACAGAAGGTATTGGCTTGCAATTAGAAAAAACTTATTCATATCTAGTCGCTCAACATTTTAAAAAAGCATATTATAATCTCTCAATAGGCGGATGCGGACCAGATTTAACCATGATAAACATCTTAGGTTTTTTATCTAAAGCAAAACATAAGCCTAAATTAGTAGTCATTCAATGGCCCAACTTTAATAGATTTTATAAGGTAATAAACACAAATGTAGCATATTTGTTGTCTTTTTACACTTACACACCTTCTAAAAAAGATGAATTCTATGCATTTCTATTAAAAGAAAACTATCCCTATTTACAAAATGTATTTTATAGACAGGTAATTTTACAAAATCTCAGAAATTACGGTATTAATAATATAATTGAAAGCAATGATGTTTATAATATTAATAAACATGAAGATGATACCGTGAAAGCAGTATTTGGTGCTCAGTTCGTTGATAAGGCAAGAGACCTATGCCATGGCGGTATTGCATCTAATAAATTATGGGCTAATTCATTAATTGACGTTATAAATAAAAATTTTGCTCACATCATCTGACTCTAAATATTCATACATTTTGAGAGGATAACATGGCAAAAAAACAAAAAGTTGAAGAAGCGACCGTACCCGTAGAAAAGGTACAGGAGTTAGTAGAAAATCAAGAAAAGACCCCCGCTGCACCCGCACAAAATCAAGTTCAAGTAAATGTAGACTATCTTAAGACTACCAGAGTTCATATAGCAATGCCATGTTACGGTGGTATGCTTACTGAGTCTACATTTATGAGTTTTATCAAATGGGCGAATACTGCCCGTCAGTTGGGTATCGACTGGACATTGGAAACAATGGTCAACGAGAGTTTGATCAGTCGAGCAAGAAACACGCTGACAGCGAAGTTCCTTGATATGCCGGACGCTACTCACCTGTTCTTTGTTGACGCAGACATTGGTTGGGAACCATGGCACTTGTTAGTGCTATTGAACAGAGACGTAGATGTGATCGGCGGATTGTATCCAATGAAGACTATGCCCATCAAGTGGGTAGTCAACGGGTTTGAGGGCGCAGAAGAAGGCCCGGACGGTCTACAGGAAGTTAGCAAGGCTGGCACAGGCTTTTTATTGATGAAGAAGCATTGTTTTGAAAAATTAAATGCGCACCCTGCTGTGAAGCAGTATAAGAATGATATCGGATTAGATCCTAAGTACGACAAGCATCTTAAAACTTATTTTGATACAGCAGTGCGTCAGAATCGTTATTATAGCGAAGATTGGACTTTCTGTGAGAACTGGCGCGATCTTGGTGGTCGTATCTGGGTTGATAAGCGAGTTCTATTGCGTCATAGCGGTAGTTATGTATTCTGTATGGAAAACCAGCAGTATCTACAAGATAACATCGGACCTATGTATATTGATACAAAGAAGCAACAAGGCTTCACATTTAAAGATAAAGACGGCAACGATAGTCGTTAAGAAAGAGCCCCGAAAGGGGCTTTTTCTTTTGTATAGTGGAATCCGTTTTTTAGATAAATACAATATAAAATGGAATTCCATCATGAAAATTAAAGATATTCAAGAAAGTACAGTTGCAGGTTCTATCGCATCAGTAGCAAAACCCTTAGGTGAATTACAAACACGTAGCAAACCCGAAAAGGCCCCTAAGGTAACTAAGGGCAAAAAGTATGCAAACACTATCAG